GCCCTTGCGCCGTGAGCCTTTGCCCATGCCCCGGACTGCTTTGGCGGTGAACACGAATTCGCCGTCAGAGAGCATCGCCGGGATGGAATCCGACGTGCCTGTACCGGGGCCATTGATGGGCCCGGTCTTGCGCGGATACTTTGTTGAACCCCGCGCCAAGCTGGCGATGCCTCCGGCTGCATAACGATAAGGCTGGCCGGTGGAAGCCGAAACCGTGCGAATCTGCGGTGTCAAGAGATAAGGATCGCGCTTGTACAGTTCTGTGCCGCTGACTGGAATCTCGGGCTTTGGCGGGGGTTTGACATCAAAGCCCCCTGCCAAATAGGTTGCGCCGATACCGGCTGCTGCCAGCGGACCGTAGGTCGCCAACATGCCGGGCAGGTTCGACTCATACACTTTGTTAAAGACTGCGCCTTTGATCGCTTCAGAAGTGCCTGCAGGCAGTGCGTTGACCGCTTTCGTGGCCTCGGTCATCGCCTTTTCCGCACCTGCTTTTTCTATGTTGCTGGGCGATAAGTATTCGTCATACAGCCCTTTAATACCTTCGCCTGCCTTCGTTGCCGCTTGCCGTATTTCACCCTGCTTCAAGAGGTCCATCACGCCGCCGGAGGTCGAAGCCGTATCTGCCGGAAGATTGGCAGTCAACTTTTGTACGAGCGGATCAGGCTTGACCGCCCCCAGTGGCGGATTCAGTAGGTAATCGGTCGGAGCAGAGGCTGGAGTGATGGGTGGGGCAGTAGTCCCCGACAGGCTTGGCTGTACCCGAGGACCTACTCCCGTATAACTTGACAGGTTAGTGGGCGGGCCAGCAACCGCTTGTCCCGTTGGCGAAAGCGGTCTTACCTCTATCGAGGGCTGAGGGACAGCAGACGTTCGGCCACCGATCGCGTCGAGCTTCAGGTCGTCTATATTCTGTACAGCCGATTCGATGGTAGCAGGTGGAGGAGGCGCGGCTGCTGCCGCTTCATCCACCCCGCCAGCAACCGCTTTTGCCGCGTCCGCCGCCGGTCTAGTCCCCAACTTCTCAGTGAAGCCTTTCCAAGACTCCGAGATGGTCGTAGGACCCGTGTAAGTGCCTGCTTTGAAAGCGCCTGCGCCACCGCTAACACCGGAAAACGCACCAGCGGTCAGACCGCCAAGTGCGCCCGTCTTCAACGCGTCTTTAACGCTGCCACCGGCAAGCAAGGTCGAACCTGCGCCACCAATGAAGCCACTAATCGCCGCAACACCTGCGGCAGACGTAACGCCCAGTAGACCCGCCGCCGCAGGGCCTAAGAAGAAGCCCAGCGCGACCGAGGTTACAACGCGTCCAATGGTGCTACTGGCAAAGCTCTTAACTGCTCTACCGATGCCTTTCAAGACACCTGAAACCGCTTTGCCGACCGACCTAAAGGCGTTTCCAACCGCCTTAAATAGGCTTCCGATGAAGAACTCAGGCAGTCCAGTAACCGGGTTGATCGTGCCTGCGCCACCTGCGCGCTGAAGCATCCTCGCCTCGCGCGGCGTGATGTGCGCCAGCATCGTGTCGCCGTTGCGGCCCAAGCTGGCAATCCCGGCAGAGATCGGATTTTGGACAAAACCTCCGGCTGCAAATCCTTGAATCACGGGCTCTGATACCTGATCTAGCGCCATGTCCAACGCCATCAAGTACATGGGGTCAAACTCAGCAGGCAAGAGGTCTTCTGGAACGCCCTCTGCAATTAATTCCTGACGGTTTTCCGCGTACTTGGCAGGCTCTTGCAAAAGCGCGCTTATCATCTCCTTCAGTAAGTCCACGAGTTCCTGCGGCAAGCGCATCGTCTGCAACATGCTGCGTAGCTGTGCAACGGCCTGCGGGTCCATCTGCTCCGCAGCGTTGAACATCTCTTGATTGAACTCTTGTGGGGAGACGGAATTGCGCATCTGCGACAAAACCGCATCATCTTCAGGAGTAAGGTAACTCTGAGGGGGTTGCGCCATGCCGCCCATCTCCGGCGGTAGGCTCATAACGCCTCCCTGCATCGCTTCAGCCATGATAGTCCTTTCCAGATTGGCAATAGACCCTCAGGCGGGGTCGCGCGCCGGGAAAGGACGCGAAATTGCCAGTAATTATGTGGTAATTCATTAGTTTCTGTCCATCTCTAGGTAACTTAAATAGAAGTGGCAGGTTGCCAAAGCAGACTCCACCTTCAACGTATCGCCTTCCGTCAACACACAAGGCACTCCGTTAAAGGCGTCAAAGGTCGTATTCGGCGGCAGCGCGTAGCTTTTTAGTAAGAAATGCTCTGTGGCACTTCCCGAGTCGTACTGGGAGACGGTTATCGTGGTCCGTGAGGCGTTGGCATTGGTTATACGCAAGGAACGAAGCACCGCCGTATTGGCGGCAGGCACCACGTACAACTCGGTTTCAGTCGCCGCACTGGGGATGATGTTCTTTCGTAGATATTTATTCGCCATGATTACACCAATGAAGACACATATTGCATGGTCACAATCGCAGAAGGCGTCGCAGGACGCGTCGGCGATGTGGCGGTAGGAAGCTGTTGTATTGAAATATCGGAGTTGTCCGTATGCCACATTATTTCAACGTAATCGCCGGGGTCCATATCCAAAAAATAATTCAATGCAGCAATCAAATGTCCATCTACACCACCGTGGCGGTTTGGAATTGAAAAACGACTATTACTAGCAGGAATGTCCGTACCGTTTTTTCTAAACCATACATCCACATCGTGAATCTGTACCGCGACGTTAACGAACTGAAGACTAAATTGCAGGTTGTAGAGCCCTGCATAATCCACCGTGACCATCGACGGAAGTGTTCCGGTGAGCGTGGTACTTGTTACCTCCTGCGAGGTATTGACCGTATAAGTGCCCGTGCCGCCCGTCCCCGTGCCAAACGCCGTGATCCGCGTTCCTGCCGTCACGCCAGTCCCGGTCACCGTCATACCTAAATAAATAGTGCCTGAAGTCACCGCAGTCACATTCATGACCGTACCGGCCCCCGGCGGCGTTCCGTCGTTGATCGTCCCGGTGAAAACAGCCTGCCTACTGGCAACATACACGCCGTGGGAGTAGTCCGTCGTATTCAACCCCACCGCATAAGCAGAAGTGGTTGAGCCATCTACCTGATCCGTATCGTCTTGAAAAGCGCCATAGGGCAAAAGAACACCCTGTGCCCCGGATTGCCCGGCACGTCCGGGGCTACCGTTAAACCAAGACTGCGAGGCTGCAATGTTCTCGTCTGTCGTAGACGTATATGTCGCGTTTAACTGCAAAACAATCTGTTCCAGCGAGCGAACAAGCTGGTTGAACTGTTCCGGACTATAGTTCGTCGCAACCGCGTTAGGCAGACGAACGTTGGTGATCTTACTCATCTCAACCCATCCGGCTGGATGTCAACACGCAACGTGCCGTATCGCCAATTATCATCCACCTCGTCACTCTCAATCCGTAAACTAATCTGCCGCCCACGCGCGCGCGTGTCTACCTTTTCCGTGTTAGGCGCAATCACATACGGGTCCAAGGAACTAGGCAGAGCACTTGCCTGCGGATAAGCGCGCAACAATAAATGTACTGTTAAGTCGCCCACCTGATTCTTAAAGTCAGGGATGAAGCGGCGCATGTACATCATGTTGTCACCATCGCCGATGTCAAAGTAACCCGACTTGATGTACGACGTGATCGGGTCGCCATCACCATTCACTCCACTCTCTTGGAAGTAAACACGTGCGCGTCCTGCGGTCAAACCATAAATGGTAGAGATCGTCGCATCGGTGCTTGAAGGCAGATAAGTCGTGGCAACAGGCCTTTGGTACGTACCGATGTCCACCCACGCCGTGCGAGGCATCGTGCCCACGGACCAGACGTTCTCAAGGTAGTTAAAGGTGACGAAGCGGTTGATAAAGTCCGAATCTGCCGAGCAATACCACCACGTTACCTCGTTGAACTGTGAGTTCACACCGATATGAAATTTCTCTCTTTGCACAAGATTGATGTCTTTGAACACGTAGTCTTGTACCGTGCAGGGCAACTTTTTGACCGTACCGTCGAAGACGTAAAACGCCTCCGTTCCCATCCAAAACGCCACGCCGTTAACGTCCGCTCCTGCGTGAGGCGCGGCGCATCCACAGTTGGCACCCAGCTGCTGAAAGCCAAACGTGTAAGGAGGCCCGACATACTGCATGCCATGTATTGAAGTATCGGTGAGAATGAGTATCTGACCACGGGAACGGAAAGCCGTAATGATCTCGCTGCCGTCCGTCAATCGCTGACCGCCTGCCGTATTGGTCACACTCTCAGTAAATGTATTGAGGTCCTCTTGGTTAGAAAACCGCACGAACATCGGGTCTTGTGTCGCAGGTGATCCGATGACGTTTTCTGTACCAAAGCATACTAAGTGTCTGTCTGGCGTAGATATCAAGGCATATTTGCTCTTGGTGGGCGCTCCAGATATAGCGGTTGCGCGAGAAGTGGGGGAAGAAACATCAAATAAGTAAATGCCCCCGTCAGCGATTTGACAGATTACATCCTCACCAAAATTATCAAACTGCCAAACACGTGAGAAAAGGCTCAATGCCGCAGAAGCAGGGCGCGGAGTTCCCCATGTAGAAGCTCCCCATGTACCTGTGCCCCAGCCAAAGTCGAAGTAACTCACGTCAACGCCGATGTTGATCTGATATGCACCAACCACCGAGGCACCACCATTGCCCGAATCACCAGCGGAGGCCGATACGCCTACCCGAATCGTGTAGGTGTTTATGGTAAGAACTTCCTGTATTTCAAATTCAGCGTTTAGATACACGGCAGTAACGTTACCGCCCAGCGAAACCGCGCCACTGAAAGTGACAAAATCTCCAGTGATCGCCCCGTGGGAAGGGTCTGTAACGGTGACAATATTGCTGCCGGTGGTGGCCGCAAACGTAACACCGCCGGGGGCGGTGGTGCTACGAAGGGGCGTGATGTCTGTCCAGTTACCCCCGTAAAAAGAGTACAACTTACGCGTGGTTCCTACCATGGTAAACGGAGTGCCCTCCAAGTTATTCCACGTAAAAACCTCGCTGGGCATACCCACTAGGTAAGCTTCGTTTTCAGAAAAAGGCGTCCACCCTCCGAGCTTTTCGGGTAGCCCATAGCGAAAGCGGATGTAATCGCCATCGATCCATCCGCCCTCTGCGCCGTATTCAGTATTTTGTTTATCGATACCCGGCTTTAGCGCTAGTCTGAAGTAGGCCATTTCTCACCTTATTGCTTGGTATTGTTTGTAGCACTGCTGGAGGGCGGCGCGGAGTTCGTCGGCTTCGGCAGCGATCCTGACAAGAAACTCCCCATCCTCTCGGTAAAGGTTCTTTCCGGTACAGGCACCTGATCCAACGCTGGTGGCACTGGACACGGAATCTGCATCGGCGGGGCGGGCTTGACGCTCGCGCAAGCTGTTAGCAAGAGCGGCAGCACGAGCATTAATATTCCTGACCTCAGCATCCTTTTCCCTCCGCAACTTGTCCGCATCCGCCTGCAATGCCTGCTCGCGTTGACGTGCCTCCTCTTGCCCCTTGGCATAGGCCGCGTACTGCTCGGCTTTCTCCTTGTCCCACTGCTGTTGGACTTCAGATTTCCCCGCAGAATTGCCTTTATAATACCCGCCCCCAGCCGCTGCGCCAACAGCCAACACGAAGCCCAGTATCACCCACGGGTTCATTTTGCTTCCGTAAAGTAAAGCGCAATCTCGTCATTTCGGCGTTTTACCAGCCCCGGCAACACCTTGCCGCCGCCCTTAGTGAACTTCAAGAACTCTTGCTTTGCGCCCTCAAAGTCCCCCCGGTTGTGTTTCTGCCGCAGGGTCGATCTTTGCAGAGTGCCTAGCCCAACATTGAATGCAAAGCTGACCAACGCGCCCAAGCGATTTTCGTTAAGATGGTCAGGGCAGTAACGAAGAACACCAGCGACAAAACGCTGTAAGTCTTTCTCAAGGATTGAATCCACTTCGTCTTTGCTGAATACACGGAAGTCCTCTATCTTTAGTGCGAACTTGTCGCGTTGATCGACCGGCATCTTGCCCTGCTCAGGGTAAAGCACATGCCCCACCCCGATAGTCCACAACTTAGCCGGGCACTTGTAGGGCTTGTATCTGACCCCCTCGTGGTGCTTGATCATTGCAATTGTGGCAAGTGGTAGTTTCATGGCAAATTAATTATCAAATAAGCACAGATACCTACGGTAGCGACCATCCTAGCGTAGACCAGATAGATCACTTGCCAGCCTTAGAGTTACCACGGGAGCCAAACCACATAGCGATGATCGTCCCTAAGAGTGCCATCTCTTCAGCGTCAAACACAATCTCCATCACCTGAATCAACTCACCCACAGATGTGATTGTGTTGCCATGCAGGAAGATCCACAGCATCGTCAGCAGGTTGATCAGGACTAGCTCGAACACGAAGATAAAAGTAACGAAAGGCCGGGTGGCAGCGGTCATGTCTTTGACCCACTGAGACGAGGATTCCAAGAGTTTCTCTTGGTTGCCGTAGATCATGCCCATCTGAGCCATGTACTGCTGATGATCCTGCTGATCGTTCTCGCGGACTTCTTCCGTCTTATCAGCCGGGGAATAACCCTTGTCGGTCAGCGCTAATTGCTGACGCATCTGCATGTGCATGATGTCCAGCTCGTGCTTCTTGTCCGCACGGTCTTGCAGCATGTCAAAAAGTCTGGGGAACAGAGCGACGATGTAGCCGCCAAGTGTAGAGATTAAAGTCAGCATGATTTACCTTCCGTAGAGTCGTTCTTCCAAAATCTCTCTCCGCAATTCCTTCATCTTCTTAACTTCTTGTACAGCCGCCTGTGTTGCAAAATACATATCGTAGTACATAAATGCTAATACTGGCATAACAATAAAGAACGTCAACAACACAGCCAGCACTACGACAATCAATGACCAAGGGACGTTCTCATCATCGTGCTTCTTGTCGTCAGCCACATTAGACCCACCGCCCATATAACTACGAACACTACTGCCGAAACCCATGCCGCTTTTGCCTTGATTTCCGCTATCCTTTTTCTTCGTCGCCATCTTGCCATCTGTATCAGTCTAAGTTCCTCGGCGTGGGCTGCTTCTTGTTCTTTGACGATGGTCTGCCACATCTCTTCGAACTTGCTCCAGAGTGACCCTAACTCCGGCGGCGCTCGGTACACCATCGTCTCTCGTATCTCAACCAACATTGCGTCCAGTCTCGTCGTTATGATGATGCGCCGTAATGCCCGCCTACCAATACTTTCCTCGCCTTTGTAGACCTTACTGCCCGCCACCTGCTCTGCTAACAGCGCCTTGCTCAGAGCATCGTAGCTGTCCATCAACACACCCAACTGATCCCCAATATTGGTATAGACGTCGTTCGGATCAGCCTTGGCTATCTCCTGTACACGCTGGACTTCTGTGTGGTACTGCTGCTTCTGCACTGGCGTCGGATCGACGATCTTGTTGTACTGCTCTTTTAGATCATCAAGCACTTCTTTTACTTCACCCGCTGCGCCTTTAATCTCTTTGTAAAGCTCACACCCCTTCTTAACCGCCGCGACCGCAGCATTAGCAGCAGCAAGAAGGGTTAGCGGGTCAATTTTTTACTCCGGCTGGGTAGGCCAAATTGCACGCCTATAGTTTTTTTCAATAATCGAAAAATTTTTTTTTGAGATTTGATAACCAAACATCCATAAAATTCTTGGAGTGTTACCTTTTACCTCTGTTACTGAGTGCAAAACAGCGGAAGGAAGATAGCAGTGTAAGTCACCAACTTCAATTTTTATTTCTTTTCTATCAATAAACAACGCTGCACCGTGCTCCGCCGCTTGAGTCATGATATTGCATCTTAAAACATGAAGATTCCCCTCCATTGTGTCTGTGTGCTCATATACGTCACCGCCGGGTAATGTATAACTAACCACAATACCGTCTTTTCCTGCACCAGCCACACTTTTAGGAACATCTCTCAACCCAAGAACATTTGATATTTTGTCAAACACCTCATACGCCAAAGTAGGGTATTCAAATCGGTCTCCGTAATTTCTTGTCGTCAATCTATATTTGTACTCAAACCCCGATTCGCGTGTTGTTCCAACATCCAACCACTTGTTTTTTACGCCTAGTTCCACCCAACTATTTAACTCATCGCATTTATCTTTTGATAAAAAATTTTTAAAAATTAATACGGACATCTTAGTCATTTGTTAAAGGAACTTTGCCAATCAATTCCCATGCTTCTTCAACAGTAATATTGGGATCAGCAACGGCATCAATATCATCCTTATCACGGATTGCATGAATACAACAAAATACCGTGTCAGGTTCTAATGCAATGAATTGATGTTTAATACCTTTAGGCGTAACAATCAGGTGAGGTGCTTTATATTCTGCCTCACCGTTGTCATGGATCATCTTTACCGAGCCGGTTGCTAAAAGCGTAATATGGTCAAAAGTATGGGCATGACCATTGTGCGTATCTCCCGCTTTTACAAACTGATGCAACTTCACAAAAACATTATCAACGATCTTTAGATCGGTTAAAGGGTCACTCATTAGTTGCCCCCGTGTTTTCACCCGCCTCTCCTACGCGAGTAATTTCTATAGTAGGTTCAACCGGCTGTGGTTTTTGAGTCAGCCACGTTTGAGTCTCATCATCAAAAAACCAGTGATCTTGAACTTCATCAGGTACGACAATAAACTCATTAACAACCTGAAAAGTAAAAAACCCTTCTGGATTAGTATTACGAACGTCAACAGCAAAATTATTGATTTTTCTAGCCCATTTCATATTAGTAACCTTCCCTCCAGTATAAAACCACAAACCCATTGCCTCCTGAGCCGCCCGTAACGCCACCTGCTCCACCACCCCCTATTCCACCCGAACCACCCACACTGGTGGTGGTGCCACTAGTTCTCAAACCGGGAGCGCCACCACCACCCCCAAAGCCGCCTTGTCCACCATACATAGCGTTAGTGCTCCCGTTTACCCCAGTGCCACCACCGCCACCAAAACCTCCGGCACCACCGGGACTACTACTAGTAGAAGTTGAATTTCCAGCACCGCCGCCGCCAACGCCGCCAAATCCCGATGCACTAGCCGCGCCAGAGCCATCTAAAGTCCTCAACAACCAAGCCAAGAAAATAGAGCGACCTTCTAAACTAGCTGAATTACCACCACCTGAAGTCACTCCGGGCACTGTAAATCCGGGTCCACTAGCATAAGCAGTAGGAGAACCCCCAGTGCCCGCGCCAAAAGCAACGGTTGAAAGTCCATTATTACCGGAGCCTACGCCACCACCTCCCGTAACATTACTATTAGTGGTGCTTGAATTAGCACCATTTCCTCCCATCCCCCCACCACTTGGTCCCGAATTGAAGGCAGTAGATGTTTGACCATTACCACCAGTTCCGCCATTACCATAAAAAGAACCCGCACCACCACCGGCACCTTGCGATCGGTATGCAGCCTTACCTACGTTATAACTAGCTCCGTTGCCACCATTACCCCCATTAGCAACAAAATATCCCCTTAATCCAGCATCGCCTGATCCAACACCCCCTGAGCCACCTGACGTAGATGAAGAAGAAGCACCACCAGTAGCACTTAGTAACGAACCAAAAGAAGAAGTTCCCGCTGCACCGCCTACTGTAATAGTGGGAAGTAGCTGCCCCGGGACGACATCAACGATTCCATAGGCAAAACCACCACCACCGCCACCACCTGCTCCACTACCACTAGACGCTCCATTACCACCACCGCCCATTACCGCAACGCCGATTTGGTACACATTTGAAGGTACGACAAAAGACGAAGTAGTGGCAGTGATTATCTGAATAGTAGTCCAAACGGGCGCTACCCTAGTTTGAACATTAGGCGGTAAAGGATTACCGTATGTGCCTTTATTCAAGGCTGATCTATTTTGTGCGCCGAATGCCATATTAGTAATCTCCACCTTGGGCAGTTACGATAACGGCACAGTTTGTGCCACCAATTGCTACTGTTGTACCTGCATATATTCTATAACCTGCGGGAAGACTTATGCCGTCTGCCATCGGCGAGGTCACAAGCACGTTGTAGTATGGAAGTGAAGAAGCCGATAATGAAGTAACGGTAGTCGCAGGAATAGCCACATCCCAAGGCATTAACTGATTATTTCCAGCCGATGTGTTTGCTGACCCATTGTTAATCCAAAATCGAACCAATGTTGCAGTAGTGGTTCCTGATGCAGTTGCTCCGTTTGTACTGGTTAAACGAACAACCAACGAATCAACACGCGAACCGTTTGACCCTGCTGTAAATACTAGAGCGAGGTTTGTGCCTGCCGTATCCGTACCATCAAACGCTTTGGTATTTGTCATGGCGGTGGACAACAGTACATTGTTTGCCCCTAGATTGGGGGTTAACGGAAAAATTGGGCTAGTATTTGCAGGCATTTTAGAAACCTCCGTAGACGTTGTTTAAATAAAGAGTTGAACCGACTGCGCCACCAGATGATGGCGCTTGACTGACCCAAGTTGTTCCATTACTAGTCAGAACGTTGCCAGCAGTTCCCGGCGCAACAAACTGAACCGCAGAGGTGCCGTTGCCGAGGATGACATTATTGGTGGTTAAAGTTGTTGCCCCCGTACCACCATTTGTTACAGCTAATGTTCCAGCAAGCGTCACTGCGCCAGTTGTTCCGGTGCTCGGTGTAAACCCTGTAGTTCCTGCGGAAAAGCTAGTTACGCCAGTCGGCGCAGCAGCAACCCATGTCGCCGTGGTTCCATTTGAGGTCAGAATTGTTCCGTTTGCACCAATACCTAACCGAGTCGCACTATTTGAGCCATTACCAACAATTAGGTCCCCGGCTGTAGTAATCGGGGATAGGGCATTAAAAGCAGCGGATGCTGAAGTCTGACCAGTACCGCCGTTGGCAACAGGAAGCGTACCGGTTACGTTTGTCGCGAGGTTTACAAACGTCGTTGAAGTCGTTCCAGTACCGCCGTTGGCAACAGGAAGCGTACCGGTCACGTTCGAAGCAAGATTTACAAACGTCGTTGAAGTTGTCCCCGTACCACCAGAAGTGATTGGCAACGCAGCGCCCAATGTTAGGGAAGATGCATAGGTCGTCACATCGACCACGTTGGTTGCATTATTAAACACAACCATTGTCTTGCCCGCAGGCACCGCGATGCCCGTGCCCGTAGAGTTCTTAACGGTGACAGCGTCTGCCAGACCGTTATTGACGATGTACTGCTTTGCAATTGCAGGTACGATCAGATTTCTTGCGCCGCCTGAAGTACCGGTCAGGTTTAGCCTCAAAGCACGAGCATTTTGCGCGGCGTTGGTGTCCGTAAGCGTTAACGTGACATCAGCACTCGCAAACGTAATATCAACACTACCTGTGATCGCCTGCTCTATCGCAGTGCCTAAGTTGGTGTTGGTCGTAGACCCCCACGTACCCGACTGCTCGCCCGTGGCAATAAGTTCTATCTTAAGATTACTGAATGTGCTTGCCATTTTCCACCCCTATCAAGCTGCGTCCACTTCTACCCAAGTAATACTTTGTGCATCGTTGACCGCAACCCAATTGACAGTCTGAGAATCATCTACCACCGTCCAACCGCGTATTAGAACCGTCCCTACCGCGCCCGTGCCCGATACCCCGGTAACCAGTTTACTATCATCAACTTCAATTCCAACAGTTCCAACAGCCCCTGTTCCTAGTACGCCTGTTGGAATAACTATTTCCCCAACTGCAGTACTTACTGTTCCTACTGTTCCAGTGCCAACTACGCCGGTTGGGGATACAACCCCACCATATGCCGGGATTACAGTACCAATTGCTCCTGTACCTTGTATCCCTAAAACACTTACGTTACTACTGATTTGGAACGCTACTGTTCCAATACTACCTATTCCTTCTATGCCGGTAGGTACTACCGTATCGTTTACGGCTATGCTTACTGTTCCAACATTCCCGGTGCCCTGAACGCCTGTAACTGTATATACAACACCAACTGTAAACGTCGCTGTTCCTACAGCACCCGTGCCTACAACACCGTTAGGTACTACAACATCTTCAACCTGTACTATGAAGCCGCCAATAAACGCAGTTGCATTTACCCCAGTAACTGCAATATTGCTGTTGATTATTACGGTTGGAGTACCTACTGCACCACTGCCAGCAACGCCATCTACCTCATAAGCTGGAGAAATACCACTCCATGCGTTATATCCCCACGCACCTTCCCCCCAGCCCTGATTCCATGTGGTTGCTGACACATCTATACCTTACGCAATCCTAATAATTGCGGTTGCCGCTGCGGGGGAAGGGAATTGAATCTGAAAGTCCCCTGAACTCACCTGCTGATCACCACCAAAGCTCAATACCGCGCAGGCTGGATCACCCGCAGCCGTGTCGTTATAAATGATCGCGCCACAACTCGTAAACGTCGCAGCCGACCAAGTCGTGTTGTCAAAGTCACAGACCGCTGTGGTGCCATCCGCTACAGGCGTCACCGAAACCAACGTATTACCACCTGTCGTATAGCCATTACCGTTGGCAAGCTCATCCGAGTTGCTTGTCAGGTTAGTATAGCTAGTTGTCGCTGCACCATAGGTTCCCGATCCTGCTGCTGTGGCCTTCATCAAAGCAATCTTGAAAGTATTGCCAGTGGAGGCGGTAAAATTATGAACTGCCCGCAGAATCTCTACCTTGAACGAGGTAGGCATGGCAGTAGTTACAGAAATAGGCATGTTAGTCCTCCAAAAGTTTTATAAGTTCAGGGTGCCCCGCTTCGCGAAGGCGGTTTGCAAGGGTCGTATTATGCGAAGTCACCGCTTGACGCATGTATCGTACAAGTACCGCACGAATCTGAGTACGGAAAGCCTCCGCCTGTTCACGTATGACAGGATGCGAGCTTTCCCCGATATAAACAATCTTCTCCAAAGCCATTTCTGCCACTTCCTCCGGGGTAAACCCCCGTCCGGAAACAGAAACCGCCTTTATCTCGCCGAGTAAAACGCCTCCGCCTGCACTCATCATGGTCCCGGTGACTCCGATTTAACCCTCAAACGAACCATACCGTCTCTGTACTCGTCACGACGACGGCGACCCTGCTGCTCAATGCCCAGACCCTGCAACGCCTGCTTGTAGCTGTTGTCAAAATAGGCCAGCATGTCAGGAGGCCCTTTCGTGTAGCTGTACGCCTGTATCAAACACGCATACAAAAGCGCTTCGGGTGCGTTAACGCTCACCCACGTTTCCGGGTTGGTCGAGGACAACTGCGCCGGACGGTAGATGTACCCAAGCTCAACCGTAAAGCTTGCATTAGGCGTAGGTGCCACATAAAAAGTGTTCTGGTCCCACACCGAGTAGTACTTGGGCGTCCCAGTATCCGCACCGTCTGACCAGTATTCCTTCATGAAGGACGTGTCGCGAAAGCCTAAGAAAATCTGGTCATTCGTCGCGTTCGTTATCATCATGTAACGATGCGTCAGAAGATCGCTTGGCGCAGTCAAAAATTTATTACCAGACGTCATCGACCCGGTAACCTCTTTCTTAAAGACATCCAAGTCGATGTCCCTAAGAATGCGGTTCTCAGCCATGGTGATAAACGTATTAATCACCGAGTTCGTGAAGACGTTGCTTCCGACCTCCGTGTAATTTCGTATGTTAGTAACCAGTTCGTCGTAAGTCATGGCTAAGTAATCACAATCGTTACATTCCCCACCGCTCCATATCCAACAGGAGGGGCCTGCAATGGATACGGTCGCATGTCCGTGATGTTCTGCCCCGCATACACACTGCCCCTGCTCTGAAACGCTGAATCAGCAGGCATTCCAACAAACACCGTCGTAGGTTCAATCCGGTCAGGCCTCGGCTCCTGTAGTGCTATCGCGTCACCCTTGTAACGCAATGGCTCTAACTGGGGCTCCTTCGGCTCATAGTCGTCCGGACAAACCTTAAACCCACGCCAGTTCTTCTTTAATACGTTGTATGGATAACGCTGACCACAGTAGTCGCACAATCCAAACGAGAATTTTCCTGTTGCAAACGCCACACTACGCCCCTAGCTCCGGAACGAAGTAAGCACTCGCTATATCCCTATCCTCTGCAGCCGCACGAGCAAACTCTTCTTCGTACAACTGTTTCATCATCACCGTGCGCTCCGGCGCGTACTTCAACGACAAGTAGTAAGCCAACCCCGCTGCCAAACAAGGCAAGAACCGGAAGTTAACGTCGGAGGTGTTCGTGTACGCCCCCGCATCCTGAATCCTGCGAATGCGGTAGTACCGCAACTGATATGTTCGATCAGGCGTGGGATACAAAAACACCTTTGGCACGTTTGTACGCTGAACGTAATACTGCGCAGGCTGCGCTTGCGTCGTCTTATCCGGAATATTTAGGTATTCCGCACGACTAATACGCTCAATGATGATGTCCGTAGCAGGACTTTGTCCTGTTAAACGTATAACGGCAGACAGAACGTTTACCGTATCTGTGGGCAAGGAGATTTCAGTATCCCCCTGCACCAGATTGTAGGTAGCTAAATCGATGGTCCACAGGTTCAACCCGCGATTCGCCCAATCCAAAAACATCAAATTCAAAGAACGACGAGCAGTAGAAAGCTGTTTGCCGTTGGTCATCTGCATGCCCAACCGCTCAAACGCTTCCTCAATCAATTCTTCGATTTGGAGGTCGAATACTGTTGTACCAGAAGTAGCCATTACTCTTTATATAGGTTGTCAAACGTCACCTCAGGGTCCATGTAACTATCGTCCTGTTCAGCACAGTGAGTCCACTGGCTAGGCCTAAAATCAGGAGCGCCTGTTCCCGTCTCCCAATACGCCGGACTTGTTACACGGACACGGTTATTCGGCAAAGCCACAATATTCCCTGTCCAGTTGCCTGCGTCCGTCAACATCAACACATGACTCTGTTTATGTTGAGCAGGACAATCGGCAATTTCACTCTCCGCATAGTCCACTGTAAACAAGTAGCGCCCCGTATAGAACTCTCCGTCTATCTTGCACTGCCAAGGACTCGGGCTAGTGCGGGCAAACTTAATCACAGTGTGGTGATGCGAAGGACAGTCCCACGGTTGCGCAAGATGCGTTGGCATTCGCTCGGGCCATTCATCCAACCGAATGTCCCCAACCAAGGCCGTAATAGGCATCCGCGCCCACATGGCTCCGCCGTGTACGTTTTCTGATCCGTCTGCATCACTCTCACAGCCTGTAAAAACCAACTGGAAGCTCAAACAACGGTCAGGCATGGTGTTTACTGCTACTGCCATCGCATGCAAATATTCACCATGGTACTTTTGGTGCATATGGGTGAATTCACGTCTCACCCAGCACTTAAAGTACGGGATATTACTAATCAGATACGCCATTAGCGGCCTTTGCCGCCACTCGCCATCATCTTTTTCTTCTTGACTGCGCCGCCTGCGGCATAGCCTTTCTTCATCATGCCGCCACCCATCATCTTGACAGGCGATTCGCCCATTGCCATGCGCTTACGGGGGCTAACTGCGCCGCCTTCTTTCATCATGATCGGGCCCGATGTCTGACTTGTTTTCGACAGCATCTTGTTGCGAGGTCCGCTTTCCACTGCGCCACCACCACGAGTAGCAACACCCATTCCACGTCCAGCCATGACTATCTCCTTTCGATTAAACGGTCAATCTTCTCTTCGATACGATTAAACCGTTGGTCAATGTGCTCAGTGATCTTCTCGACCTCGGCTTTAGTCACCGAGTCACGAGCAATCTCCTCGCGTGTGCGATTCAAAAGAATCGTAATCCTTGCAAGCTCACTAAACTTCTCATGCATCATATACCCCAAGATGCCAATTAGGATAGTAAGTCCCGCGCTCCATATTTCCGCCAATTGCACCGCAAACTCCTCAACACTTCCAACGCCGACGCGCTTGGCGTATCCGGCTATTTGGGTCTTTAGCTGCCTCAGGGAACATCTTCATCTGTCCCGCAGAACGCGCACAAAACGATTTACGGCGCTTCGCGCGCGCACCTGACGGATTACTTTCAGTCACAGCAGTCTGGAGTTTGCTACCCGGATTGGCGCGGCGATATGCTGCAACGCCTTGCTTAGTCATGCCCGCTCCGGCCTTAGTAGGCCGAAAGTTGCCTGACTTCACCGAGGTGGCAATCCCCATTCCTTTGGACTTCTTAGTCGCCATGATCAGGCCGCTGCTCCGCCAACGAACAACAAGGTAACACTCGTTACGTTAGCGTTTGCCAAATCAATGTAAACGCCATCGGTAAAAAGAATGCCATCGTCCGGAAAGATCAGATCAACCGCACCTGCCGCTGCGGGAGTGTTGATCGTGATCAATGCCGTGCCAGCACTAGTAGTGCCGTTTTTTAAAGAAAACGACGATGCCGTGGCACTACATGTGTAGTACACACCCTGTACACGCGTCCTGCCACTGATGGCATCGTCAGAAGCGGTCTTCGTTACCGCCGAGATATCACTTGCAAAACTCATTCCTGTGTCCTTTCCATTGGCTCTGGATCAGGAAGTCCAAGGTCCGAAAGTTTGATGGCATCGGGTTCTGCCATATCGATCCGTGTGACCAACGACTGTAAAACGTCGATTGCCGCCTGAGCCGCGACTGCTACATCATGAGCATGATTGCGCTGCTTCATCATGTTTTCAATTTCAACGAGCAAGTATTCTTTTGTAATTTCCATAAATTACGCAGTGGTACTTACCATGATGTAGTAGTTTGTTCCATTTGAACCAACGCACTTAATGGTGTGCGTTTGAGTTGGAGAACCTACAACAGCAGCCAAGACACCGCCTACTGCCGGTGCAGGCAAATTAAACAGATTTGAGAGCGTTGTTGTATTAGTGTTTGTCACACGAATAAACGACGCTGAAGCAGGAACAGTTGCAGTAGCATTTAAATCTGAATCAACTTGCAGCGCAGCAACGGTGCCACCAGTTGAAACACCTGCGGCAGCCCCCAGTGTTACGCGTAGGGCATTACCTGCTCCAGAGATCGTGCCACCAGAATTCACCGATAACGAAAT